CATTTCTCTAGCGCCATCTAATCCTTGCGATTCTTCAGATACTTCACCTCCGGATTCGAGGTTTTTCATCATGTTATACATGACTTCTGCGCCCTTGTCTATATCTCCTTCACCTGCATTTCTCACAGCGTCAGCTGTAAATACAAATTCATTCTTAGATAATCTTGCAGGTACATCGTCTGCTTTTTCCATTCTACCTATCGGCACGAACCCACCGTCTTCTCTATAGTCTTTTTCCATGCCGTCCATATCAATTAATGGCATAGTCTCTTTTGCAACAGGTTCTTTGGACCCTTCTGCATAAGCAGTTCTCATTAAACCGCCATTTGCAGCAAAATTAAATCTACTTCCTTGATTTGCAGCTGATAAAAAATTGTAAGGATTGTTTCTTATGGCTGCAATATCCATGCTATTTTTTTTATAATAATCGTCTAAGTCAAAGTCATTTTCTTCTTCTTGTTTACCCATTAATAATGGTGCTAATGTTAATGCACCACCTAAAGCTAATTTTCCACCACCTGTCATACCACCTTTTAACATTTCCATAAAACCTATGTCACCTGCTTTATATTTTGCACCTTCACTAAATAAAAATGGAGCTGCTTTAGTTTTTAAAAAAGTACCAAGGCCACCACTAAAAGCAAAAGGTGCTGCAAATAACGCAGCTTTACCTAACGGTGACTTTACAATTTTTTTAACTGCACGTGTTGCTTTTTTAACTAGCTTACCTAAGAAATACATTTGTCTTCCTGATTCAAGGTCCATGATTCCACCTTCGTAAGGCATGCCACCTTCTGCAAGTCCTGCACGTCCACCGTCTGCAAGATTATCAAAATCATATATAGAACCACCGAACAATGGAGCAAGGCCACCTAAATTTCTATCTGGTACAATTTCTTCAGGATCACCTTCACCACCTTCTGGTATGATTGGAGGTATGTAATTATCTCCACCACCATCTCGTGGAATGTAAGTTCCATCAGATTCTATACTTCCACCTATTGGATTACCGGCTGCATCTATTTGACCAAGACTTCTAGCTTGGTAATACGCTTTGTTAAGGTCAGCTAATTCCCCGGCATCTAAATCATAAACACTTGATGCATCTTCTAAATTATTAAAGTAGGCATCAAAGAACTGTTTACCTTTGAAAGATTGTTCAAGCATATACTCTCTTGCTTTTGGATTAAATTTGTTTCCAGCTTTGTTAAGCAAGTTAACACCTTGAGTAAGAAGTCCACCTTTAAGATCAGTTGGTTTTTTCTTTTCTATAAATTTTTTCTTTTCATCTTTATAATTTTTACGTTTTATTTCAATTCTTTCATCTCTATCTGGGACATTTAAATTTTGAGGTGTAGCATCATCTTGAAAACTTGCACCGCCTGCACCAACAGTTGGACCTGGACCTGTTCTACCTTTACTAACACCAGGAGTCGTAACTGTACCAAAATCTGCCATAGAAGCATCAGCTCCACCTTTGAATCCGATACGTCCACCTTTAGCTAATAGTTGTTTGTATTGTTGTGCGTTTGTTATGGCCATTTTGCTATTCTATTTTGTTTTTCCAAATAAATCAAGACTAGGCATCACGACATTTACATCTTGAGCCATATCTTCGTTCTTATAACCTTTAGCTTCCCAGTCTTTTCTTTCCTTAAAAAGCTCTCCAGTTTCCTTGTGTCTGTACGTTGTTTCTACTTTTGCTGGTTTTAATACTTGCATTATGTTGTTACCTCTTTTTTAATATTTAGATAGCTAATAGCTACATCAAATGAATCTGAGCTGCTTGATAATACTGTAAAAGCATTACCTCCTTCTACTATCAAAGGTTGAGTTAATAATTCTGCTGTAACATTAGCAGTTAATGCTGCTGATTTAATTGCTGTAATACTATTATTTGTAACTGTAACTGTTGGTGTGCCCGCAGATGTAACTAAAATAGATTTAATAACATAAGTTTCACTAACCAAAGGATTGCCAGTTCCAAAAGGACTTAATGCAGCTCCACTTGTACTATTATCTACACCTACAAATTTAAATTGATTTGCCATTAGTTTATAAAGAAGTTAAACGCTTCCACTTCATCCTTTAAATCTTCTTGGTATGTTGAATTTAATTTTTCTACAATAGCATCTAAATCTCTAACTTGAGATTCAGCTACTTGTAAATTATATTCTGCTTCAGGTCTAGTAATTACTTGTACTATTTTTGCCATTATCGTCTTCCATCTGGTTGTGTATCTAATCTAAAAGTTCCTAATTTCCAACTTTGACTTGTTGATGTATTTTCTATTTTTAATGCTATAGCTCTTGCTCTTGCACGTGTATCTATTTTATCTGTTGATGATGTAATATCAAAGGGACCTAAAGAAGAACTTGCTTGAGAATTGTTTGGGTAGTTTCTTAATTCTAATGTAATTCTAGTTGTTCCTGTTTGTGAAATAAAGTCAGGTATAAATCTTCTTATTTTCATAATAAATTCACCATCTCCTTTAAAAGTTGCAACACCTGTTTGTTGTCCAGTTGACGAACGAGCTTGTGTTATATCAAAGTCTCCAGATTCTATATTAGAAGTAATAGCTGTAACCGTTCCTCCTTTTACTTGATCTGTCCCTGTTTCATGTTCATAGTATGTTGTTCTTCCATCCGTGTTTCCAACAACATCAAAAGAGGAATCGTTTCCTGCATCATATTCTAAAGCATGAGGTAAACCAAACACTGAAGAGTCTTGCCACATTGTTCTAGCTAATGATCCATTTGTCCAAACAGGTCTCTGTGGTCCAGAGTCAAAGTAATTATATACTACTACTCTATTAACAACAGATGATGAAGAAGTTGGGTAAAACCACATAACTTCACCAAAAAGATTATTAAGTCCAGCAGATACCATTTCATTTCCTGATTCTAAGTTTATATCATCGTAGACATGATCTTCTACTAAACAAGGTAAAGATTCTAATCTACCTGCATATCTAAAGAAACCATTTTCTGACATCCAATACGCTGCACCATCAACTTCAACACATGCATTCTGTCCAACGAGTCCACAGTTAGTTCCAACTTGTGCAAAAGCAAATGTAAATGGCTGACCAACAAAACGCATAGTAAATAGTGCGGTGTCAGTCCAAACATAAATTGCATCTCTACCTCTAATACCCCCTCTGATTTGTGACCCATCGGCCAGTCTTTGTGTGCCGGCTGTATTAGTTGCTGTTGGTGTGTAAGTATTAATATCTTCTTGGTCCGAGAACCTGATAAACATATCGTCTTGTGTTGATGTATCTCCAATAGTTGTTTCAGTTCCAAAAAATACTAAGTGTCTATCGGGAGTAGATACTAACATATGTCTTGATGCAGTTGGTGCACCACTTATTATTGTAGCTCTGTTATTTGTTGCATCTGCTGCTGCAGAGTTCCATTCAAAAACAGCACTGTCGTGAATCAAACAAATTGCTTTGTCACCAAAATTATCTAATGACCACATCCCAGGTTCAAGAACCAAGTCACCTGATGCGGCTTCACCCCATGCAACATAATTACTTGTGCTTGTAATAGTTGCTCCATTACTGTGTGATGCGGCTGTTGTCCCTCTAACACCTCTTGTAACTCCTGTTAAAGTATTAGTTGATACACCTGTGTAAGAAATTTCTTCTGTTCCTATTAAAATAAAGTTTGTACCTGTGTTTGGAAATTGAGAAGCGTCTGCTAAAATAACTGTAGTTGTAGAAGCGTCTATATCACCATTTAAAGTAGTTGAAAAAGCTCCAACTTCTTCACCACCCCAAGTGCCTAGACCATAACCAAAACCTTTTGCTTGCACAGCTGGACCCACTGTATAATAATGTTGTACTCTTATACCTCCAGAAGTAGTTGCACCAGACCCTGTTTCATTAGAAGGCATTGTAATAGTAATTGTTGTACTGTTAGGTACAGAAGTTACCATAAATTTTTTATTGTCAAAGTCAGAAGCTGTATAGTTAGAGTTTGTAATTGCACTAAAATTATCTAATAAAACTATATCATCTTCTTCAATATTGTGGTCTCCACTAAAAGTTATAGTAACAGTTGGTGATCCGTTGGTCGTGCTGAATGCATTTGTAAGCGTTGTTGTAGATTTAATAGGGTGTATGTCATAATAAACACCACCAGAAAAAGCATATAAAATTCTATTAGTTCCTATAATAGAATATTTTCTACCTAAACTATTTATAAAATGATGTAGTCCTCTCCCTGCTCCAGTTAAATTACTTTCACCTAACTGCTTCCAACCACCTATTTTTTCAGGTGTGCCATATCTAAACCTAACATTATCACAGTCGACCCATTGACCTTCTGCTCCTGTTGGTGTTATTTGTTTATTAATGCCTGGCTGAAATCCTATTTTTTGTAACATAAAAACCTTGTAATTTTGTAACTATTACCATAAAATATCAATTTATGAAAGAAATTGCAACAATACCTCTATTTGCTACACCTCTTACAATTTACGAAATTGAACATATAAATCAAGAAAAAATAGAAGAAATATTAAAAAACGTTAAATATAAAACTATAGACAAATTACCTAACCACAGCTGCATTAGTGAGAGTCTTAATATCTTAAATGAACATGAGGATTTAAAAGGTTTAAAAGTTAAGATAGAACAAGCCATAGACAATTTTTCACAAAATATTATTGGTAATGTAGAAACAAAACTATCTTTAACAACCTCTTGGGCAACTAAAACAAAACCAAGTGAAATATCAGATATACACAAACACTCTAACAATATGTTTTCTGCTGTTTATTATAACTACAAAACTAGCCCTATAAGATTTTATAAGTACAATAATGAAACTAACATGGAAATATCACCTAAAAAATATACTGTCTATAATTCTAATTATTGGGACATAACACCTTTAGATAGATTCTTAATAATTTTCCCATCTTATTTAAGACATTCTATAGTTCGCAATAAAAGTGACAGCATTAGATATTCTGTGGCCTGTAATTTTCACCCCACTGGAAATTATGGAAGAGGAGATAGTAAACTATTCGGGCTTACGTTTAAAAATTTTACTGTCGGGTAAACCAATAAATTCCCTGCCATCAAATTTATTTTTATTTGACCAATTTGAATCCATATCGTTATAATGTAAAAAAACTTGAGTGCAGACATCTCCATCAAAATTTTCTCGCCAATGTTCTAAATCATAACCTTTGTAGATAAGCATATCACCAGGATTTAAATCTACTTTAATTCCAGGATTAGCATTCTCTGTTATTATTTTACTGTTTGATTCTGTGATGTATTTAACGTTATCTTCACCAGTTGGATCAACGTATATTGGCCACATATCCCCACCTAAATTCATAGTCGTAGATACTTCACAACTAGGTCTATCCTTATGTCTAGTTAAAGCATTTCCTTTGTAATAAATTCTTGCATAAGAATATGTAGGGATTAAATTTAAATTAGTTTCTTTTTGCATTTTTTTTTGCATATCTATTAAAAGAGTTTCCATAACTATGTCTGCATAGTGTGCATAAGAGTTTGGAACTTGAGGATCATTAAATGTTCCCATAAAGGTTAAATAAGGAGAGATTGTTCTTTTCTCTAACATTTTTTTAACCACTTCAGCTTTTAATATAAAATATTTGTGACAGAATTGTGCTAACTCAGGGGAGATAGCATTTCTAATTATTTGATAACCTTTTTCTTTAAAACTCATATTAAAAATTAAGCGCTATTGATATTCTTTCTCCATCCTGTTGTAAAGGTGAAACCATGTGTCTTAAATAAGATCTAAAAACAAGTAAACAATTTTCTTTCATATCTCTCACGTGATAAGTTTCTGCATTTATATCACATATTTCTAAATTTTTTAATGGTAACATATCTGGTAAGGGGTTTTCAAAAGTTACTACTGGATAGGGTTTAGGTGTTTGTAAAACAAATATCGCACTAAAGTGACTGTTTGAATGATAGTGATATTCTTGATAATCTCCTTTTTTATATATGTTAAACCAAGAGTTACCACATGTGTAACTATAATTTGATCTTAATTCTTTAGCATATAAATTAACTTTATTTGTTACAATGTCTATTAAATTTTTAAATTTAGGGTTATTTTTTAATTCATAAGTTCCTAAAGTATTATAAGTATTGCAGTTCCAATTATCACCGCCTGTTTTAATTTGTTTTTGAATATCTTTACACTCTGTAATCATTTCTTTTAAATATTCTTTTGAAACTAAAGAGTTAGAAGAAAACAAGGTATTTGTAAATATTCTTTGGATATGATTCATATTAAAATATTTTACCTTTTTGCCATTGCCAAATAAAAGAAGACATTTTTATTTTATTATATATTTCGTATTCCATATTTAAATACTTTAGTATTTCTTCTTTTTCAAAATACTGTTTTATATCAGGTCCTTTATTAAGATGAAATGATTTATTAAAATGCATTTCTAAAAAATTTTTTAAATCAAATAAATCTACATACCAGTTTACATAAGAGTTTATAAAATACATGCTTTGATAAGCAGTATGACTAACGTTACCTTTTTCTCTTGATAGTTTTTCATGATAGGTTGAAAACAATTTATCTAAAGAAATATCTGCTACATCTATGTTTTGTCTTTTAATATCATAACAAAGACCTGCCATAAACCTTTCGTAAGGATCTCTAACAACAGTCCAACAAACTTTATTTAAATTTCTTTTTTCAGAATATTTTGGTTGTAAATGTTCTATTGTTTTTAAAACACTTGTGCATGCATTTTTATGAATTAACAAGTATTGAAAATTATTTGTTTCGTAAAATTCTAAATTTTGAAAATACATTAAGATCCAAACTCTACCCAACCAGTGATTATATATTTATCTTGTTTAGGAGGTAAGCCTTTGTGAGGATGTGTAAAATAAGCTGGCCAAATTGCTATCTTTCCTTGTTCTGGTTTTATTTTTAAATCTTGATCAGGAAAATAAGTTTCACCTTCTTCAACAGTGTTTAAATAAAGTATAAAAGCAAGTATTCTATTTCTTGTTTCTATTCTAGATGCTTCGCAATGAATTACGTGATAACCTTCTTCTGGCTTTGTTTTTTGTAATTTTGTATCATATATTCTATGGCCTTGTAATGAATTTAACATAGTGTGTTTTTCAGCATATTTAGGATAACAATCTCTCCAAAATATTTCTAAAAATGCTTCGTCATAATATTTTAAATTAATAGATTCATCTTGTATGTGTTTACTATCTCTTTTAAATCTTCTTATGTCTTTGTCATAAAGATTTAAATAATGATTACAAAATTCTTCTGAAAAAGCTTTTTCAAAAATAGCTATGTGATCTATTAATTTCATTTAAAAAATATTTGTAAAGTTAATCTTTCTTCTGGAATATTATAATTTAACAAAGTAGTTCCGTGTTTGGTATTCCCCTCGTTAATTATAAGTTTATTGAACTCTGGTTTTTCAATATTTAATTTATCGTCTTCCTTCCAAATATATAAACCACCCCAATCTATTTCCCAATATTTGTTTAAATAAATAGTACAACCATATGCATAATTACTATCATTATGCATAGGTATATTACTTCCTCTTGTCCAAATATAAAAATTACCCACTATTTCTTTATCTTTAAATTTATTATCTAATTCTATAAATTTAGATTTAATATAATTAAGTTCTTCTTTTTTTATTTCGTAAGCTAAAACTAAAGAGGAACCTTTAACAATATTTTCTCCCCAATTAATATTAGACTTCCATATAGGTTTATATTCTTGAGATTCTTTTATAATGTTTTGTATAAAATTATATATAAAAGTTTCATCTAAAAAATTATTTTTTACAGTAATCATTTATAAGGTTGACCTAAACTCCAAATAACTAAAGAGTATCTTGTTCCTTTTGTTACTGGTTTTACTCTGTGTTTTACAAAGCTTGGAAAAATAACTAAAGACCCTTGAGTTTTTATTTCTGTACATGGTCTTACATTATGTTTTTTGTCTGGTTCATCTGTGCCAAAATCAAATTCCAACTCTCCACCTTCATAATCTTCTGGTTTTGAAAGAACACATGTAACAGATAGTTTTCTTATTTTTCCATTAAAATTTATATTTTCTAAATCAGTATAAGGTTTATCCCAAGAGTCGCAGTGCCAACCGTAATATTGATCTTGTTTATATTTTGTAAACTGACAAGCTTCTGAGTAATCCCATTCAAAATTCCAACCAGCATTTTTATTTGCTTGATGTATGTATGGATGTATTTCACTATATATCCATGGTTCACTTAACCAAACTATATTAGAGTCTCTTTTCTTTTTTAGATCTTTTAATTGATTATCTGATAATGATTTGTTATCATTTATTTGTTTTTGGAATCCTCCAGTCAAAGCTATTTCTTCTTTTTTTTCATTACCGTATTTAATTAAATCATTACAAAATGATTCAGGTAATGCTGATTGAAAATACCAATAATAATATTCTAAATTCATTCTTTATTGGTATGATAATATACTAAGATAAAATTAAATCAAGACCACTCGTTTTGTTTCTTCCAATAAAACTGACCTTTTAAACTCCATACACCTGGACAAGCAAAACCTCCAGAAGGCTCTTTAATTAAAACTCTACCACTGCCACCGTTACCACCGTCACCGCCAGGAGAGAATCCTCCGTCTCCTCCTCCGCCAGATCCGTAATTAGCTTCACCAGCTCCGCCTTCTCCACCACCTTCGTTTGGTGCTCCGTGTCCACCTCCTCCTGGTGGTCTAAATCCGAATGGGTTATTAGATCCGTATTGACCTCCGCCAACTCCTCCGCCACAAAAAGTTAAACCGAAAGGTGAAAAAATAGGTGAGGGTGCATTACCAAAAGAACTTGGTATGGCTGCTCCGTTACCACCTGCTCCGTTAGGTGGGCCTGAACCGTTTCCTCCGGCTCCACCACCGCCACCTCTATAAGGTCCTGGTGATCCACCATTATTGCCTTGAGGTCCGCCATTAGCGTTTCCACCTCCAGATCCAGTTGGTGCACCTCTACTACCGCCTGCGCCAAAACTAGCTGATAAAGGAGATGAGGCACCTAAAGTAGAAACACCACCATCATTCCCATGTCCATTAGGTCTTGATCCAGATCCTCCAGCAGCAATAGTAATCGGAAAAGCTGATGCTGGTAAAGGGTGTCCTGGTGTGAAAGATACTACTCCTGCTCCTCCACCTTCTCCAACTCCTCCACGTCCTGCTCCGCCGCCACCAACTAAAGCTCCATCACAGTCAGCTGCTTTTCCATATGTTAATGAAAAAGAAGGGTCTGAAGATGTAATATTATGTATTACTTCTGGTTGTGCTGTAGGCTCGTTAAGAACTCCCTTAACTCCGCCATTAGTTCCACTTGGCATTATATTGTCTCCCAACTTTGAGTAGATGGATTCCACTCATAATTAATATTATTATCCCAAAAATCATAAGCTGTCCACTTTTGATTATCTTCATCCCAAGATGCCATATAGAACATACCTTTTGTTGGTAATTCTGTTATTGAACTAGAAGACCATGTCTCTGAACTAGAATCAAAGTCCCAAAAAGAACTATCGTCTTTAATACCGATCCAAATACTTCTATTTCTATCCCATCTAACATCATATGATTTTTTGTCTGAACCATCCATATAGTTTAATTCAGATGGAAAAGCTAAGGGAGCTTTCCAATTATATTGTGCATTACTGCTGTCCCAATCTTTAAGAATATCTGTACCTCTAACCCAATTAGGGTGTGGTTTTGGTAAAACCATCATTACAGGAGGAACCCATTCATTGTCTAAATTTAATGTCCATGAACTAAAAGGTTTTTCTGCTATAAATACATCCTTTGTTGAATCATAGGTAAAATTTTTTCCTGCATAATTTTTTCTAAAATTTTTATTATAAGACGTTTGTTTCCAATAAACAGGTTCATCTACACTTCTAGGTGTAGAAGTTTTTACCCATTCCTCTGCTCCTGTAGATAAGTCTCCTCCATGAGCATTTACATCTTCATTAGAAAAAACTAACACTCTAACTACTTCGTTATTTGATTCTTTTATTTCTGCAAAATGAGCCATTATTCCCATCTCCAATTTGTTGTGTTAAAAGTCATATCATCTTGTGAAGGCTCTGTTGTAAATCCATCTTGTTCAGATAAATATAAACCTCCTACAACCGCTCTATGAATTCTGTTGCTATTATCCTTAAAAGATTGTTTCCAATAAGTATTAGGATAGTTATTATCAAATTCGTTTTCTAATAACCAAGCATCATTAGGTATATTATTTGAAACCCATGTTTCAGCTTCAGTAGATAAATCTCCACCATTAGCAGCTACATCATTATCTGATACTGTAACTACTCTAATTACTTTGTTATTATCTGTTCTTATTTCTGCGAAAGTTGCCATATTTATTCCGCCCATTTACTTTGTTTTCTATAATCTAAAACATCATCCATAGACCACACTCCAGAACTTACATAAACACAATCTGTTTCTCTTGCAACTACAATACCACTTCCACCAAATCTAGTATAATCAGGTACAGGTTGAAGAGGACCTGCAGCACCACCAGCGCCGCCTCCAAGACCATCTGTTCCATTAGTTCCTAATCTAGCACCAGCGCCTCCGCCTCCTGAACCTCCTGATGCATAAACTCCTGGTTCAGCAGCACCACCGCCGCCACCAGCATAAGTTACAGAAGCTCCTGTAATTGAATTAGCTGTTCCGTTTCCACCAGCTCCTGCTTGCGCATTAGAAGCATTCCAAGAAACTCCGCTACCAGCGCCGCCAGCGCCGCCACCTCCTGCAGAGGCTGCTTTTGTTCCTGGAGAACTAAGACCACCTGCAGATACGTTTCCTCCAGAGTTTCCTTGAGGAGGAGTAGTAGGGGGAGTATCTCCAGCTCCACCTGGATTTCCACCATGAAAATATTTTGCTCCTCCACCGCCAGATCCACCAGCTGATCCTGTTGATCCGCCGCTAGATGTTGTATTAGTTCCAGCATGACCACCACCTGCAGAGGTAATTGGTCCAAAAACTGATGCAGATCTTGGTCCTCCTACTGTAACAGGTGTTGATCCTGGAATTGTTAATGCAGTTCCTCCTGGAAAAGAAGTTCTAAAACCACCTGCTCCTCCACCGCCAGATCCCATTAAAGTAGGTACTTCAGGTGCAGGGACGTTATCAACACCCTCACCTTGATAAGCATCTCCTCCACCACCTACAACTAGATAGTGAACTGCTTTTGGTCCGTTGTTATTACTTACGGTAAAAGTTCCTGAAGATGTAAATGCAGTTATCTTGTCTCCACCATTGGTAGAAGATAATGTAGGTTCTATTACAGGTCCGATAATTCCGCCATTTGCCATAGCTAACTACCTCCTACGCGTCGTCTATTTCTTCGTAAGAAATGGTTATGGTTAGATCACTATTGGCACTTGCGCCAGCTTCAATGTTATCTGACTCTTCTAAATAAAAACCAGAGTTTTTATCTATTAAAGATAATGAAGCATCTGCAGGTACAGAAATTGTACTTGCGATTGCAATAGGTGAACCACCTGATTTAGTTATGAATACAGAAACATCGGCAGCGCTACTTCCGTCTATGTTTGCTATCATAATTGAATTAATTTTTAATACTTTGTTTGCAGCGCATGCAAGTATTTCAGTTGTAAGAGTTGTGTTTAATGTTGCTTGGACTGATTTTCCAAGTATCGATGTTACGTTTACTATATTTGGTGCTGCCATTTTTTATTCTCCTGTTATTCTTTTACCCGAAAACAATTGCCATTGCAATAGATTTTCCTGTTGATATACCAGCGTCAGAAAAACTTAAAACTCCTGATCCATTGGTTGTTATTGCCTGTCCACTAGTACCATCTGCTGTAGGTAGTGTCAGGCTTAAATTTGATCCTAAAGTAGTTGTTTTTAAAGCCACATAATTTGATCCATCATCTGTATCTTCAAAAATCCTTATTTCACCAGGCTGTGTACTATTTCCTTTAATATTAATTGTACCCGTACCTTTTGATAGTAAATTTATATCAACATTAGTTTCACCTGTTGCTGATAAAATTGGACCATTACCTGTTGCAGCATTTGCTAAAGTTAATTCATTAACTGCTGAACTTGTAGCGGTTAAATTAAGTAATTCATTTCCATTTGTATCTGAAATTTTTGTCCCTATTGCAGGACTAGTTAAGGTCTTGTTTGTTAAAGTTTGTGTTCCTGTAAGAGTTACATCACCATCCCCAAAACCTAAAGTATAAATATCTGGGTTAGTTCCATCGTTTGCTGTAGCAAACACAAGTTGATCACCTTTGTCAGTTGCTCCAAAAGTAAAAGTATCCCCTGACCCAGAAGCATATTTAAACTGTACTGTGTGTGATCCTGATGTTGAATTTCTTAAAAAATAAAAGTTTTGTGCGTCTAAAGGAATTGTTACAATTTGATTTCCAGAAATAGTTCCTGTAAATTCAATCATTCTATGAGACATTACTGCACCAGTTGATCCATCAGAAACTGAAAGAGCTGTAGTTTGTGCAC